ATTAGTTAGATTATCCATGTTTAACTTTCATTTTTTGAATTGATAGAATAATGTCAGATAAATTTTTTACCGATGCTGATATATAGCTTAATCTGTCCGATCTCTGTTTAGCGTATTTTTTAATCTTATTTAAAGATGATGCCTTCTCGTTATGTTTAATTGCTTGCGTAGATTTTTCTATATATCCATAGCCTTTATAGTTATTAATTTCATCAGCAATAGTTTCTTTCAAAGTCTCTTCTGCCCAGTTATATCTTGCTAATTCTCTATTAATAGTTCTTTGAATATGAAAAGAAAATTGAGCAAGTCTGTAGGATATTTGAGCACAATCTTCTGGTGTTAATTTTTCTATAACATTTCTATCCATTGTTAAATATTGATTTAGTTCTTCTTCTGGTAATACCTTGTTTGCATAAGCCGGCAAGCCTAAAGAAGACTCATATTCATCTAGAACTTTATCCCAATAGTTAACTTGATCAGACGATGTGTTTTTAGTTTGTATTGTCATTTGTAACTATATCCCTCCAAGTTTCAATCTTCTGGTCATATGGCAATACTATATATTTGATTCCGTTGATTTCGCACCATTCCTTTTTTTCTCTGTCTCTCTTTTGAGATTTTAAATAATTAAGTTGATTGCTGTGATAAAAAGGAACAAACTTATAATGTTGCTCTCCATGAACTTCTATGCATATTTTTTTTAAAGGTAGGTAAAAATCTAGATATAATGTTTCATTTTTTCTTAATGGTATTGGAACTTCTTCAAGAAGCTGTAAAGTAGGGTAACTATCTTTTATTACTTGTCTAGCCTCAATATGAAGCGAAGACTTGTGTAATAAATTAGCGTGAGAATAATGTCCAGTAAGTTGCCAGTTTTGAATAAAACCATCTAATGATTTTATTTGCATTTAATACCCATGGTTTCTTTAACAGATAGCTCTAATTTTTTATATTCTTGAGGATTATCAACAAAATATTGTCTAAGTTTTTCCATACCTTGAAATTTTTCTTTATCATAAGTGTACCAAGCGCCGCCCTTATTGATAAGGCCAATATCAACAGCAAAAGTTAATAACTCTGTATGTTTATCTATACCCTCGCCATATCTAATATAAGATGTTATTACCCCACCAGGAGGACCAAGAGCAGAACAAACAACTTGCCATTCTATCTCTTGGCCTATTTGATTACTGTCAGCGCTTAATACCCAAGGCTTAAAAGTTTTAGCTCTGAGTTTAATATCTGTTTGATACGCAATAGCTTGACCGCTCTTCTCTTTAAACTCTGCTCCATATCCCGTTGGATTACCCATCAAATGCGTAATACCAATAACTATATTCTTATTTACTGGAATTACATTTGCTACTTTACGACAAAATTTTGCTAATAGTTTTGCTCCGTCAGCACGTTGCATTTTATCCATATCGCTTGTAATTTCTGCTTCTGTACACAGAGCAGAATAAGAATCTATTATAACTACCGATCCTGGTATTTCATTTATAATTCTTTCTGCTATTTGAAGATATTCTTCAGCATGTAGAATTTTACCCGTTTGAGATCCTATAATATGAAATTTATCTAATTTTAGTCCTGGTATTCCTTCTAAATCTCTCTTTTTTAATCTACCTTCGATATTTAGGTAATACACTTCTCTACCATCTTTAAAAGAGCTGTGAGCATACTCATCTCTTTGTGCTGTAGCAGAAAAATCCAAGGATGTTGTCGTTTTACCACATTTAGGTTGCCCTGTCAACACAACAAAACTACCCTCCGGAATTCCACCATTTAAAACAATATCTAAAGACGGACTAATTGGAATTGTTAATGTTGTCTTATCAACCACCGCATTACCATTCAAAATAATATCAGAGCCAAATTGCTTAGTGATATCCTCTTTTAAACTCATTCTAATTCCTTTAATTTGGATAATATGGATTTATTTTTTAAGTTTTTTGTGTTATAAACTTTATTTTCTGATCGATCAAATTCTTTAGATAAATTTTTATTTTCTAATGCCAAAGCTTTCTCTTCTTTTTCTATGATAGGAATAAGATGAGGAGCACGCAAAGAATAAATTTTCTCTGCTTCTTTAGCTTTTATTGCCCTAATTATCGCTTGTTCATCATATTTTAAAAGCAATTGATTAGCAGTGGCAATTTGATTCCTGTAGTATGCAGACCATTCTTTATTAGTCCAAAATCTATAATGTAGGTCCTTTTTTTCTTTCTTAGCTTTATTTTCACAAATAATTTCTGTTATATATTGAGCACATGATACGTGTTTACCATTGGAGTATTTTGAAATATATTTCATTTGTTATTTGGTCTATGTATAGCATCTCTGCTAGTCCTAGATGTGGTATTATTAATCTTTTGTCTAAAAGAATCATTAACTTCTGATGCAGATTTTGTCATAATTGCAACAGATTTGGTTTTCTTATTTGATGTTTCTCTGATCATTAAATCCTTACTAGTGACCTTTGAAGATGTGGTATTTATCTCAGAATTTTTTTCAACTTCCCTAGAAGAAATTATATCACTCACCATCTTGGAAGTCAATCCAAGTTCTTCAGAAATTTCTTTTATAGATTTATTCTTATCAGATAAATAATAAACCGCATAGTTATTAATCGTTTTTTCGTTTTTCTTCATGCTAGTTCCCTTTCTGCATTGTTTAGCCATGCTATATTTTTTGTTCTTAAGAAATTTACATACATATCAAAAACCTTCTGATTAACCTTACTAAATGTATACTCGTTCTTTCCAATTTTTGATAAGAATTTTTTCGACTTACCTTCAGAGAACAATCCTATTGGATTATATATTTTGCCATATGTACCAACTTTGATATAGTATTGCTTATCTTTGTCGTTTTGTCTTATATAAGCAAGACAGTTTTCTTTATTACCTATTCTGGGATTGCCGTCATCATCAATCGTTTCATGATCTCCCAGAGTTGTATAATATACATAATCTAGTACATCATCTGTTTTATTATTAATTTTAAATATATTATCCATTTGGTTTTCTTCTCTTTTTTATTTGTTGATTATTAGATCCAGGCCATTTTGGTTTTGGGGGTTTTTTCATTCTAGACATTCCAGAAGGTAATTCTTTTTGATTATCCTCTAGTTTATATGCGTTGTGTTTTAAATATAAGCTGGCTTTCTCGTCATCGCTCATTCTATCAGAATTTCTTTGAGCCAAATCACCTATAGTTTTAAGTTCACAATCCAATTTCCTTACAGAAGCACTCTGCGTAAGAGCGTCTTTATTATAGTCTCTATTAGTCTTTTTGCTTTTACAAACCGTACATTTTGGATGTTCGATATAATCTTTGATATAAAAAAATAGTTCAAAATTAGAACTACAATTATCGCATGAATATGAATAAGTTGGCATTAGAAATATGATTCTGGTAAATAAATTTTCCACTCTTCTGGAATGTTCTCTTTTATAGTAGATAAGCGAGATATCACCGGCAAGTATCTTATATGTTTATTGGTTGGTATAGAAGGAAATGTTTTTAAAGGCATATTGGCCTGTGTTGGGGTTTTGTTTCCCTTTCTTCTATTGCAATCAACACAGGCTGTAACAATATTAGTCCATGATGTTAATGAAGATATTGAATTTTTCCATTTACTTTTAGGAATAACATGATCATAAGTTAAATTTTTAATATCAAAAGAATTGCCGCAATATTGACACGTATAATTATCTCTAATGTATATATTTTTTCTAGAAAATGTTATAGGTTGATTATTTATTCTAAAAAATCTTTGAGTTTTAGCTACTGCTGGAATAGGATATTTTTTATTATTGGTTCCATTGATAAAATCATTTTTAAAGAAATCAATAATTTCTATACCATATCTTGGGTTGTCTTCATATTTAACCAACCATATTAAAGACCTTTTCCATGATATAATAGAAAGTGGAGAATAATCTGAATTTAGTAACAAACACTGTTTATTTTTGGTTTCCATTTTCGTAAGAATCTAGTCGTGATAAAATTTTAGCAATAATTGGGTTTCTTACAATATCTGATGATTCTAATTTAGAATTACCAATACCTTCCACTCCGTCTAAAGCATTTATTAAATCTATAAAACCACCCTGTAAATGTCTGCTTAAGTCAGATTGGCCGATATCTCCTGTCAATACTAATTTACTTTGTGTTCCAACTCTTGTCAATAGCATTTTTAACTGCTCATACGAAGCATTTTGACACTCATCTGCCACAATAAAACAATTATGAAAATTACGACCTCTCATCAATCCTAGTGGCACAACCTCTATCTTATTATTTAATTTCAAACTAGCGTACTGGGCATGAGAAATAAAATAATTAATTTCATCAATAATAGGTAATAAATAAGGATGTAGTTTCTCTTCTGCTGTACCGGGCAAATAACCAATTTTTTCACCAGCCTCTAATACCGGCCTTGTAATAATAATTCTATTAACTTTATTTTCTAATAAGTATTCTAAAGCCATTCCTATGGCAATATGCGTCTTACCACTACCGGCCAAACCTTGGCAAAAAGTAATAGTACTTTCTGCTATAGTTCTAATATATTCTTTTTGGTTTTCACTTCTTGGCTTTAATCTATTACGATAAAGCTGATGTACAACCAATTCTTGAGTAGCGTCAATAATTTTAGATTTATTTTTAGAGTTCTTAGAATTTTTTCTCAAGTTTTACCCTTTACAATAGGAGTTGTTAAATTAGACAGGCACCACCGGCGCAACTAATTTCTTCAATTCCTACTGTATTGTCCTCAGTCTCTGATAGTTGCGTATAATCAACCTTCTTGAAACTATTAAATAGATCACAATAGATCTTCCAATTATAAACATCTTTCATGCAATATGTTAGACGTTTAAGGTCACTATTGAAATATTTACCAGCAAAATTTTTCATTTTAGTCACAAATAATAACCTATCCTGACTATCATTCTCTTTTGCTTGATTCATACTAACATAATCACAAGCGGCCCATAAGTTATTATTAAAAGCATTTAAACCCAATTCAATTAATCCAGAACACCATAATGCAGCATCTCCGTATTCTTTAACAATCTCTCTACTTGTGTAAACTGTTGTAAATGGTGCTTGTGGATAATCTTTATCGCCACTTTGTGGAATAAGACTAATACCAGCAAAATATTTACGATTATCGTAAATAAATTTGGTAACATCATCCCATTCATCTGGTTTGACCGTAACAGTATTGCTAACATTATGGCTCAAATAATCTTGGGTGCATAATGATCGATTTTTACCAGAATGAACCCAATTCTTTTGAGTTTCTTTGACCACTTTAAGCATATCGACTGCTGGCAATTGGTTCTTTAATTTAGCTCCATCTGGAACTTCAATTGGGAACTTTACCACTTCATCTGTATTGTTGGCTGACCAACTAGACTTCTCACACGCTTGTGGGTTTAATTTCTTAAAGTGCTGGTATGGTGCTTCTAAAACATTTGCCTGTACATGGCGTATATAGCGTTTAGCGTGATGAGGATGAATACCAGAACTGGTTCCAAGCATACTACTGCTGGTGCCTTCTGGCTTTAAACAGGTTACTCTGGCCGCTTGATTAATTTTAATCTTTTTGGCCAATTCCTTGTTTGTTTCCACAGCAATCTTAGCACCCCTTGTTAAAACCTTTTCGGTCAATACAAGTTCGTGCTTTTCCATTGTGCCTGTTAAAGAAACGCCAAGCAAGGCTTCTCTTTCAAAAATCTTTTGGCTAATTTCACCAAGATATTCTAATTTAGTAAAACCAGCTTGTAGAGTGCCAATAATTGCTGCTGCTCTGCATCTTTCATAAAAATCATCTTCATCGGTTACGCTAGAGCAGTTGATGGTTGATAGATTGCAGCCTTGCCACCCACTTTTACCGCTTTCTTCATCAACAGGCCACATACCTATTTCCACACAGTTATGCACATATACCGAATCGTTATCAAAAGCATGTATATCCTCAACCGTACAATCATAAACATCTAATTCGCCAACTACCACCTTATTAACTAGTGTATCAGTAAAATTGGTTCTATTAGGCATTCTTTGATAATTACCAAGAATAGTTTGAATTTTTTCTAATTTATCAGTGTTTCTGATAGGAACATACTTTGCGAATCTTAAAATGTTATCATTACTAATAACTAGTTCATGAGATGCCTGACAGAAATAATTTTTAGTACCACCCTTTCCATCTGGCATTGATCTATCGCCTTCTATCCTGCGATTTTTATAAATCTTAGAATAAATACCAAGAGAATTAAGTGCTATTTGGAGATTTTGTAAATTTTCCAGCTGAATTGAAGAAATTCTTAGCGATGAACCCTTTGTATTGTTAACTAATACAGTTCCATCAGCATCAAAATACCCGGCAATTAACCCTGAAATATGATTCCATGAACCACACACAGATTCTTTACTAAGTCTTTTTGATGTACCAATCATACAATTTTTATTTATAGCAAAATGCATTAACTGTTTTGATTCTATCGAACTATATACAGCTATTGTATTTTGTGTATCATGATGACAATTATTTATAAAACCAACATCTGATAACATATTATATGCGTCTTGTCTATATTGTTCTTTAGACTCTCCCCACCATTTTAATTGTGCGGCTGTTTTTGAGTTGTTGCCATCGCCTAAAAATAAACCTAATAAATAACCTTTTTTCCAATCTTGTGATTCAGAATTCAAATTAGCTATAGAATCTAAATTATACGATCTATGATTATTGATAACAACCTGTTCTCCAAAACTGATATTATCAGCTTCTTTCCATCCAGTGGTAGTCATAATCTTATGATTGGGCGTTACTTTCAGTGTTCTTCCAGACCTAAATTCAAGTTCTATTACTTGTTTTGTGCCTGTTTTCCAGAACCCTTTATGGCTTGGATAAGAAATTCCATCAACAATAGCATTAAAACCTTTATCTATTAAGTCAGATACCATCTTAATCCCACGATCAGTGACAACAGTAGAGTCACCAACAACACAAGGATTAAAAATCATTTCTGTGGATTCGCTCCAAATAAATCCTGGCTCACCAAACTCCTTAACACTCTCCATTAAAACCTTAAATTCTTCAAACTCTGTTTCACTTTTTAGCAAGAGGGCTGAGTTATTACTTCGTGCTCGTTGTGGATTATCAATATACCAATTGCCAGTTTTGGCTTTGGCCATTTCTTCATCATTAGGACTAAACAACGCTAATGAGGCACTTCTTCTAACACCACCACTTAATACAGCATCGCTACTGTGCATCACAATATCATAAGCATCAATGGGTCTTAGTTTCTTTTGACCATTATTAATACAACGATCAAGTAGTGCTCGTATTTTTTCTAAACCATTTGCTAGTGGCTCATATCCTGGGGCTTTGCCAACACCACTGGCTAACGATGATCCCTTTGGACGAATTTGTGAAAAGTCAAATATAACATGAGTATTTTTCCAGTCTTTGAATTCTTCAACCGGTTTATTAAAATAACTACTCAATAGAACACCAAGACTATTAGCCCAACCCTCAATACTATCTTCAACTAAATATACTCGTCCTTTACCATCTTCCACATCGTGTTCTAATGATGGTAGTTTAGATATATGGTGCTTTTGCACACTAAATCCTGTGCCGCTACCACATAGTAATAGCCAGAAACATTCTTGAAAGAATCTTAGTCGATCACAATAACTTGCTGTGCAGTTATAAATTTTAGCATGACGCTTTAATATTGGTTCGCCACCAAACTGTAATGCTCTTTGACTACCAAGAACACGCTTCTTATACATTACATCATAAGCCCAATCAATGTCATCTACTATACCAAATTCACTATACTTGGTATGCATCATATTTTTTACTCGTTCAACCGCCTCTTTCCACGTTTCACGACGGTTCTTATCCTCTAGCCAACGAGCATATTTACTAACAAATGTATAGTTTTGTAATTCTTGAAGAGCAGACATCTCATCTCCTATTGATTAGAACAAGTAATCCTGTCACAACAGTAAAAGAAAAAGCATTCATTATTGAGTTGTGATCAGTGGTGAAAATTATAGAATATAAATAAAACATTAAACATATATAAAAACTAATTATCATTTAATACACCTCTCATTTTTGTAATCCATGAAAGATCTGGTTTAATATATTCTATATCCATGCCGGTCATTTTTATAAATATATCAAATCTTTTTTGAGCTTCACTATCAAATAAATGTGTACCATGATCATCAGACATAATTACTTTTGTGACCCCCTCTTGCCATAAAGCCATTATGCAATCATTACAGCATTGTCCAGTAACATATGCTATTCCGTTCTCAGGACGCACAACACAATTTGAAAGAGCATTACGCTCTGAGTGTATCATCCATGGATATTTGTCTGGCCTAGTATTTGGTAATAATTTATCATCCAAACCACGAGCAAATCCATTATATCCTACTCCTAGTATACGGTTTTGTCTATCAGTAATTACGCAACCATGTTGAGTTTGAATATCGTGACTACGTTGAGAGACTACTTTAGCTAGTCCTAAGAAATAGTTTGTCCAAGATGGACGCATTTTATTTTGTTGATAATTTGTTGTATAGGACCAATGCCACAACTGCTCCTACAACACCCATAAATAATCCAGATGCTTGCAGCGGACTCATTCCCAGCAGATATGTTATTATACCTCCAGCGTATGATCCAGCAACCCCTAATACTATTGTTTTTACAAAGCCGAAATTTTCATCTCCTGGAACTATTGTTTTTGCTATACTACCAACAAAAATTCCATATACACACCATACTAATAAACTAAACATTTGCTGCCTCCACTAAAGTAATAATTTCATCCTCCTTGAGATTTTCTCCTGTGTCTAAAATAGCTTTTGCTAAGTCATTGCCATATAATTTATAATCTTCTTTATCTAATTCTTTACGAATGGATTTCTTTACAATCATTTTTGTAAACCACGACCTTCTAATAGAAATATCTTTAACTTGCTGCCCATAATATTCGTATTTTTGTTTTCTATTGAAGATGGATATTTTCTTTTTATTGCACTCCTGAATAACTCTGATTAATGTTAAAATAATACTTATAACCATAAGTATCATAATAATACTACCAAATTTTTCTGGTTCTTTATTAGGAACCTTAGCGATAATTTTTTCTGCAATAACTTTTAAATCTTCATTATTCATTTTTTCATTACCTTAGTTTTGCAATTACCACCTTTAATAATTATTGGCGGATGAGTTATTTCAGATTCTTGTTTTTCTTCTGGTTCGCAATATCCACAGGGTACTTTTTGAATATCATCACCACTTATATACCATCCTTTGCCTTTACAAACAGGACAATCTTTTCTTTTATATTTTTTAATACTTTCTGAGTGTTTAGCTTTAATAACTCCACCAACAACAGTTACCACAGCAGTTGTGGAACCGTTGTAACCATATGAAGAAAATAATATTAATGAACACACAAGAACACAACTAGTAAATTTAATCATTTTACTGTTTCTTTTTTCGTCTAATGTTTGGAAAAAGCTTTTTTTCTTTTGGTTTATCTATAGTGTTTTGATCACCACTTTCTGGTAAACAAAGTTTTACTATAGTTAGTATAAAACCTAGTATTAAACTAATTAATCTATTAAGAGCAATTTTATCAAGTAATCTCATATTAATAACCTCTCTTATTAATATAAATACACCGATATTTTATAGATAATCTTCAAATCCGTATGAAGGAAGTTTTTGCACCGGAAAACCGTCAAACTGACTAAAAGCATATGCTCCGCTTTGAGATAACATTCCTTCTGCGGTTTCTGCATTAATTAAAAAGGAACCATCTGGAATTGGACCCCATTCTGGATGACCACCATCATTCCATTTACCCCAACTATTCTGCACTAAAAACGATGGCTCTTTTCCAGTATCGTCACATGCTATCCAGGCCATAGCGTGTGCCCAACTGCCACTAGTTTTTGCAAAACCCTTACTATCTCTTTTGCTACTAAATCCATAGTTAGAGCAGACTGCTAAACCATAACCATTGGCTAAGGCGTCTCTTGCTTCGTCTATAGTTCTAACTAGACTTACTGTTTTGATTTGGTGGTCATTGGCTAGGTCGATTACTTTATCTGGAAGACCTCTGCCTCCCCAACCAGCACCAAGACTACCGTTATATTTTGATAGATCTATAACACCTTTATAATTTTGTCTAACTAATACCCCGCCTATTTTACTAACAAACTCGGCTGCTCTTGAACAACTCATTCCTTGGCCAGCCCACCCCCTAGCACCATAAATCGCTTCTGTAGCACCTCTTGCTAACCAACTCTCCTTATCTCCCTCTATATCAATTTCTACAGCACGAGTAACGTCTACAGCATTTCGTGTTGCATGACTAACACAATCTCCTGTGGTTTGTCTTTCATTGTAAGAGCTTTTGTCAAACTTAAGCACACTCTTATATGGTGTTGATAGTTTTCCTTTTCCGCTACCTTGGATTCTTTTAGCCCCATCTCCAAAATATGCGTATTTAGATTCTTCTAAAAGCCTATCAAAGATATGTTGTTCCCAAAGACATCCTTGAAAACCTTCTTTATAATTTTCAAATAATTCTTTTGGTGAAAAACGAGGCATTATTTGCTCCCCTCATAACAAGCCCACCCAAGACCCCTAAACGCTTCAACAGCAGAACTTCGTAATTCTTTTGTTAGAGTTACGTTATCATCTCCTATTTGACTAACAACTACTGCTTGACAATCCTTAGATAATGAAGGATACTTACCTTTTATATCAAGACGCAACATTGCACCAACC